ATGAAAAAAGCATGGTGGAAAGAAAGTGTAGTATATCAGATATATCCAAGAAGTTTTTGTGATAGTAATGGAGAGGGAATTGGAGATATTAGGGGGATTATCAGCAAATTAGATTATTTACAAGAATTAGGCATTGATGTAATCTGGTTATCACCAGTTTACCAATCCCCAAATGATGATAATGGATATGATATCAGTGATTATTATTCTATTTTACAAGAATTTGGAACAATGCAAGATTTTGAAGAAATGCTTGAAGCAATTCACAAACATGGAATGAAATTGATAATGGATTTGGTGGTCAATCATACTTCAGATGAGCATAAATGGTTTATAGAAAGCCGAAAATCTATAGAGAATCCATATCGTGACTATTACATATGGAAAGAGGGAAAAGAGAATGAACCGCCTAATAATTGGGGCTCATGCTTTGGCGGTTCGGCATGGAAATATGATGAGAAGACAAAAGCCAATTTCTTGCATTTATTTTCAGAAAAACAACCCGATTTGAATTGGGATAATGTAAATGTAAGAAATGGCATCTATCAAATGATGAATTGGTGGCTAGATAAGGGAATAGATGGATTTCGGATGGATGTTATCAGTCTGATTTCAAAAGATAAACGATTTTTAGATGGAAAAGCTGGTATCAATGGATATGCATCCTTTAATACATCGGCGAATGGTCCATATATACATGAATATATCAAAGAGATGAATCAAAAAGTGTTAAAAGGCAGAGATACAATTACCGTTGGAGAGTGTTCTGGTGTAACTTTGGAAGAGGCGAAAGAATATGCAAATGAAGAGGGTACGGAACTTAATATGGTGTTTCATTTTGAGCATATGGATTTGGACTTTGATGAAAATGGAAATAAATGGACGAATCGGAAGTGTGATTTACGTGAATTAAAAGAAATTCTTTCAAAATGGCAGACTGAAATTGAAGGTAAGGCTTGGAATAGTTTGTTTTGGTGTAATCATGATCAACCAAGAGTAGTATCAAGATTTGGTAATGATTCAGAGCAATATAGAGAAAAATCAGCAAAGATGTTGGCGATATGCCTGCATATGATGCAAGGAACGCCATATATTTATCAAGGTGAAGAATTGGGCATGACCAATGCACCATTTGAAAAACTAGAGGACTATCGTGATTTGGATAGTATCAATGCATTTCATGAACTTGTGGGGAAGAAAAAGATTTTCTCACAGGAACAAATGCTTGCATATATGCAATATAAAGGGAGAGATAATGCACGAACACCAATGCAATGGGATACTACGAATAATGCTGGATTCACTAAAGGAACTCCATGGATTATGGTGAATGAAAATTATGCCACGATTAACGCAAAAGAGCAATTAGAAAGAGATACCTCCATATTTCGATTCTATCAAAAGCTAATTGCGTTAAGAAAGGAAAAGGAAGTAATTGTATATGGAAGCTACAATTTATTATTTCCAAATTCTAAAAAGCATTATATGTATACAAGAACCTTACGTGATAAAATTTTGTTAATTGCATGTAATTTTTCAGCAGATGAAGTAACAGAAATATTGCCTATTCAGTTGCAAGGACGGACAGCTTCTCTGGTGATTTCAAATGAAGCAGATACTTGCTGGAATGAAAAGATTTGTTTGAAACCATATGAGGCAGTAGTGTGGGAATTAAACTAAAGTTTATCAAATGGAAAAATGACAGCACTTTTTTATAAAAGGGCTGTCATTCTATGTATTAATAATCATTTCCATATAACCAATGGTGTTCCGCTTTGGCAAAAATATTTTTTTCTTTTTGAGAGTTGAATAATGAAACCAAAGCAGGTTCTTCTTGGACAACTCTTTTTGTAGGCGGAATATACAAACAATGGTTACAACAATTATATTTTCGATTCGTTACTTCAGCTCCGCAATCACAATATCTAGGAAAGCAGACAAACTTGTCTTCGTCCTTATTATAAAAATGTTGATAGATTTCTTTATCTACAAAATTCATTTTATAGGCGGCCATTCTATGCCAACGTCGATATTCAGTAAAGGCAATATCAGCAGCTTGCAAAGAAATGTTAAATAACTTGGCTATTTCAGTATGGTTTTTACAACTAGAATAGTGAATGGCCATTTTGGGTGCAAGAATATTGCTTGCAAAATAATTAGCTTCTTGTTCGTTTTGATTAGATTCACCACGATGTCCTAAAATAATATGCCCTAATTCATGCATAAGAGAGAAACGAATCCGTTGAGGATTTTGTCGCTCGTTATAAGCTACAATTTTGGTATTTTGCTCACTAAAGGCTTCACCAGAGTATCCACCACATAGTTCTAATAATAAGGGATTTTTCTTATATAAGTCGGAGTATTTATATACTTCATAATTATATGCAGCCAATAGGCTAAAACAATCAAGAGGGAAATAAGTTATATTACATCGTCTATAAATCTCTAAAATCGAGTATAGAATATCAGGATAATGTGCCAAAGTTAGTACTCCTTTTATTTTAGTTCCGATAACATCCGGATAAGTTCCATTTTTTGTTCATTTGTAAATTGTTTTCCATTTCTAGCAATCAAAAGTTCTACATCATAGAATGGTTCTTGAGGTCCAGAAATCAAAATACTATCTTCCCAACCCATTAAATAAGCAGGAGAGCAATTAAAAATTTCAGCAAGTTTAGCAATATATTCATGTTTAATATTCTTTATTTCCCCACTTTCATATCTTTGAATAGTAGCTTCTTTCACTCCGAGTAATTCAGCGACTTGTATTAATGTGAAGCCCCTTTTTAATCTCATTTCTTTTATATGCTCATTTAAAATAGCCATAATTCACCTCGTTTTTAATATAGTATACTGTATTCTACCACGTGCTTACGTGTTTTGCAAGAAAAATGCAACGAGTTGAATGAAAACTTACTAAATGCGTAAAAAAAGTATTGACACCATATGCAAGATATGATAAATTAAACTTACCTAAGACGTAAGCAAGGAGAAACCTAGATGGGAACACATTTAAAAACGAATACAATTAAATTGAAAAAATTACTAGAAGAGAGAAATTTGAAAACAATCTCCGAAATATCAATAAAATCAGGAATTAAAGGAGAAGTAGTGAAAAAAATACTAGATGGAAGTATACAACCTTCATCTTGTGAAATGACCCAACTATTATTTGTTTTGAAAATAGAGTCGAAAAAAGCAGGTTCCATTTTTTTTGATGACAACTTACGTAACAAGTAACAAAGAACGTTTGTTCTTTTGGTATATAATAATATGTTAAGATAAGTTTGTCAATCAAAAATAGTGAAAAATGGGAATATTAAAGAAGATTACTAAGGGGGAGATATAAATGTCAGTAAATGAATTGGGTAATATACAAAGAGATTTAGGAAAGTTAAAATCTTTATATATGGAATTAGCAGAACATGAAAGTTTTAATCCATATAAGGGAAGTATTATAACTGGAATGCCAAAAGGAAGTGGTGGGAAAAATTTTTCAGAATGGTACATAGAGGAAAAAGAAAGAATTGAAGAAGAAATAGAATATTATAAGGAAAAAGTACAGCATGAAAGAGCCAATATAGAAGGTTTTATAAAAGCGGCACCTTATCCAGAATGTGAAATAATTCAATATAGAGCAGTAAATGGACTGGGTTGGTTTGAAATTGGAGAGCTAATGAGCATGGATAGACGGACCGCATCTAGAAAATTTTATAAATATATCGAAAGTTGCCCCCAAGGTGACATGACAATATGATAATCTAATAGTGTAGAAAAAGTAAATAGAAGAGAGGCCTCTAGTAAGAAAAATGCTGGAGGTTTTTCAAGTTCTAAAAGAGAAAGGGAGGAGGAGTATGTATGACAGAAGGGATAGTAGAAGCAAAGATAACATTGGCAGAGCAAGGAAAAGAAATAGGTTCTATAAAGCATCGGTTAAAAGCAGTTGAGGAACAACAAAAGTCTATTCATGAATTAGCAATGGCAGTAAAAGAATTGGCTTTGAATATGCAGCATATGCTAGAGGAGCAAAAAGAACAAGGAAAGAGGTTAGAATTGTTAGAAAAAGAACCAGCAAGGCGATATAATCAGGTAAAAACTGTGTTTATTACTGCAATGATTACGACATTAGTAAGTTGGTTAATAGGTAGTGTTTTTATTCTGTAGGTAGGGAATGGGAGAAAGTTAAGTTGCCCCCTAAGTGACATGACAATATGGTAATATAATATTGTCAAAGAATAGATACAAGTAATCTGGGTAGACATTAAATCAATGGAGGTGAAAATGTGACTTTAATAACAGAAGAGATCAGAAAAATCTATAATAAAAATTTTATAACTGCTGGTAGTTTGGTAGTAGCAAGACATATTTCTTGGAAAGAAGCAAAATGTGGAATTATAACTTCCGTAACTGAAAAAGAGATTACAATACAGTGCTTATCTTCAATAGGAAATGGAACAAACTATTTAACAATTCCAGTGGAAGAAGTAGATAGCAAGAAGTGGATGTTAAGATGGTCAAAAGATTTAAAAGAAGTGATGGCGGAAGGAGAGTAATGTAAAAATTAATGAATACATTAAAAGATCTAATACAAGAAGCTCTGTTAGAGAATACAAACCTAACAGATTTGCTTACAAAATTTAATAATCAACCAGCGGTATTTTACCAAATGTGTCCACGAGATGACGAAGAGGGTTGGATTTTGGGAAGGCAGTATCCAAGGATTGACTATACGATAGAGTTTGGACAAAATACGAGTAAAAAGTGTATTGGAACAATGCAAGTTAGAGCTTGGAGTGAGTCAGTGGGAACTCTTGTAGAAACTATCGCACCTGTTATCAAAGAATGTTTTCAAGATATCTTCATTCAGACTTTAGATAATCGAACCTATTGTCTTGTATGGGAAGAAAAATACGAGGAAAAAGAGGATAAACAAATAAAGATAGGTGATAAAACAATTATTTTAAAAACCTTAGTTTATCAAATCTTAGAATATCACAATCAGGAAACAGCAGATCCAGATCCGATTTTGGCATTGACCCATTATTGTAAAAATGATATACCAAATGGAATCTATATAGGAATGGACAAAATAGATAAGTTTCTAAAAAGGGATACAATTGTTCCCATTTTTTACTTTAGGCTTATAAATGTCAATAAAGAGAGAGAAAATAGTACAATCATTTGGTTAAAAAGTTCCATAGCGATACATGTAATGGGAAAAAATAGTGGCAGTCGGTTAAAGTGGGTGCTGTATTTGCTAAATAGGTTTTCACGAGAAGGAGAATTATCAATGAGCGATAATTCTCCTTTGTTTATAAAGAAAATAGAGGCAAATATGCAAGCGGATTATCTAAGGGAAGGACAAATTTTATTAGAAGTTGAATATGGTTTATTAAGAGAGAACGGGATTCAGCATAACATAAATATGTCTAGATTTAATATCAATATCTAAAGGAGATTTTTATGACAAAAAAGAAGCAAGAAGAGCCACTATATACGGCAAAGGAATTGGCAAACAATGCAGACAAAATTTTTGGAGCCAATGTAAAAAGTGAATGCGTAAGGGCAGCACTAGAAATGAATAAAGTAGAAGAATCTACAATTTCAACATGTAAAAGACTAGTAAAGGCGTTATTAGAGAAGGAGGTAATTTAAGTATGGCAGGAATGTTTACATTAGGAGAAGTGAAGGTAAGACCAGGTGCTTACTCAAATATTCAATCATTAGGAAATAGTAAAATTACAGGAGCAATGAATGGAGTAACAGCGGTAGTATTTAAAAGTGACTGGGGTCCTTTAAATGAAGTAGTAGAAGTGAGCAGAGAAAAAGGAAATGAAGAACTATTTGGAACTGCTTTAACTGCAGATATTATTGGTGAAGCAATGAAAGGTGGAGCAAAAAGAGTACTTTGTTGTAGAATCGGCGAAGGTGGGACTATTTCAAAAGTAATCTTACTTGATAAGAATGGTGCAGAGGCTATTGAAATTGCTTCTAAGTATGTTGGAGCGAGAGAATTTTCAGTATCCATCAGAGAAAAACTATCTGATGCAACAAAGAAAGAATGTATTATTTATCAGGATACAAAAGCAGTAGAAACATTAACATTTGAAAAAGGTGCAAAGGAAATAGTGGCTTTAGTAGCGGCATTTTCAAAGTCTGTTCATTTTAATGCAGTAAAATTAATCGAGGGAAATGATGGAGAATTTCAAAATGTAGCACAGCAAAAATTTACAAAAGGAACAAATCCAACGGTAACAACAGGTTCTTATAGTGAAGGTCTTTTGGTTTTAGAAAGTGAAAAATATAACACTATTTGCGTGGATACAGAGGATCAAGCAGTACATATATTATTGGCTTCTTATTTGGATAGAATTTATGATGCAGGACAGTTCGGCATGGGCGTGGTTGCGGAAAAAGAAGATGTGACTTTGACAGAGCGAATGGGACATGCAGTAGCATTTAATAATCATAAAATGCATTATGTAGTAAATCCAAGAATGAAAACATCTGTAGGAATTATAGATGGATATCAAACCGCAGCAAGGGTTGCAGGGCTGATTGCGGCGACACCAGCTAGTCGCTCTCTAACTCATATGGTAATAGAGGGTGGCTTAGAATTAATGGAGAAAATCACCCCAACACAAATTATTGAGGCTGAAACAAAAGGGTGTCTTGTTTTAACAATGAATGGTGCTAATCAAGTGTGGATTGATAGTGGTATTAATACTTTAACTGCTCTAAGTGATAATCAAGATGAAGGTTGGAAAAAAATTCGCAGAACGAAAACAAGATTTGAACTTGTTACAAGAGCAGTAGCACAAGCAGATAGTTTGATTGGTAAAGTAGATAATGATACAAATGGAAGAGCTACTATCGTTAGTCAGGTACAGGGTATAGGTACTGCAATGATAGAAGAAGGCAAATTAGTGTCATGTAATGTAACAGAAAGTATACAGGTAAAATCAGAGGGTGATAATGCTTACTTTGATATTGAGGCAATAGATAAAGATTCAGCAGAACATATTTATTTGACATTTAAATTTGGGTTTAGTTCAGAAGAATAAGAGGAGGAAGAATAGATGATTAATACAAGAGCAGCAGGAGATGCAAGACATATACTAACAGGAAAAGATGGGGCATTTTATAACGAAGATGGTGTAATGCTTGCTACAGTGGAAACATTTAATGTGCCAGTAACGGTAACAAATACAAAATATACACCACTAGGTGATGCACAGGAACATGAAGCATTTGCAAGTTACAGTGTGAGTTTAACAATGACGCAAGTAGTTATTGAAGATGATGCATTTATTCAGGAATTTATGAAAGGTTTACAGACTGGTCAAATGCCAAGCTGGAATTTCCAAGGTGTGCTAAAGGGAAGAAATGGTTCCGAACAACGAATTATTTATAGAGATTGTATCCCTTCAGGGCAGGTGGATTTACAGAATGTAACCACAGGTGAGGCGATTAAAAGAGCATGGAATTTCTATGTTAATAGACCACCAGAATTACAGAAGATGTTAAGTATATAGTAGTTTTGTTCTGCTTAGTAGTTAGAAAATAGTGAAAATAGAAAACATAAAATAATAGATAGATGATAGAGAAGAAGGCTGTCATAAAAGGCAGCCTCTATTTAAAGGAGGAATTATCATGGCTAAAGTAAGCATAAAAGAAGAAAATGTGGAAGTAAAAGAATTCACAAAAGAAGAAACAAAAAATCAGACCATGTTATACGAAAATGATTTTATTAACGGTCTTTTGGCAGCAGCAGATTATAGAACATCAGAAGAAGAGCGTCAAAAAATTGAAATTATTCGTAATGAAAAACTGTATTTTGCTTTTTCTATTCGCCCTCTTGGTGAAGAAGAATATGACAAATGTAAGTCTAAGCATACAAAATATGTAAGGAATAAACAATTAGGAATCAAACTTCCAGAAGATACGAATACTGTAAAGTATCGTGCAGCATTGATTTATCAGGCAACGATTGAAGCAGATAGAGAATTATTGTGGGATAATAAAAAAGTTTGGTCTACCTTAAATGATAAAGGGCATCAAGTATTAAATGCTTTGGATGTAATCGAAGTGACTCTAAGAAGTGGTGAAAAAGATGCAGTAATTGCAGCCATTGATAGGTTGAGTGGCTATGAATCGAACCTTGAGGAAGTAGCAAAAAACTAATAGAATCCGGCGGCAAAGCAACTTTATTGCACTTTATGTTCCAAAGACTGGGCATAAGCATAGATGAATTCTATGAAAAGCCGCCGGGCGTTAGAGCCTTTATGCTTGCCTCCATGAGAGTTCAACTTGAGATAGAGAATAAGAAGAAAGAAAAAGGAGGAGGATAGGTAAATGGCAGGAACGTTGAGAATTGAAATTAAAGATAATAAGAGTCGAAGATTAGACTCTATAGAGAAAAGTATCAGGCAGACTAATGGAATTATCCAGAAAGATAGCATTGCCCAACAAGGCTGGCAAAATGATAGGATGAATATTTATAAGGAGTTTCTGAAAACCTTTCATGATATTTGTGATATTTTGAAAAATATTGAAATGAAAAAAATTGATATTCCGATAATGAAAGATGATTTTGAAGTATCAATAAGGTGGAAAGATATAGACAAGATAATTGGACAAAGACAAGAAGATTTGCATGTAATCAATACCTATACGATGGAAACAAATAAAAGTTATGCAGGAATTGAGAGTCAGCAAGGTGGAATTGAAAATTCAGCAAGAAAACCGAGTCCTGAATTTATATGGGAAACAGCAAAGCTAGATAGTAAAAAAGCGAATTTGGATGAAGGAATTAGTGAAATTTTTGAAATGGCTGGAAAGGTTAAGAAGGAAATCTTTGATCCATCAGATTCGCTTAAAAAGGTTTTGGAAGAAAGCAGCTCATTGTTTGATACGAAATTTTTCGAAAAAATGGGATATATTGGTGAAGCAGCAACAGGAGTCTTTTCAGCAACTGAAGAAATAACGATAGGAGCAATGGCTTTATTGGAGGGAAATATTGAAAAAGGTATTATTTCAGGAGCGACGGGACTTACTGAAGGGCTAACTATGGCATTAGGAGCTTTTGTAGGAACTTTTATAGGTGTAGGGCCAATAGTAGGAATGGGGGTTGCGAGTACACTG